TAAAAATGCTCTAATAAATAAAATCGGTACAGACGCTACACCAGCAATGCCTGAACATTGCAAAGTACCTGGTGATAGTGTTGCTTCTTATCGTAAATATTATATACTAGAGAAAAGAAGATTTGCTACTTGGAAAAGTCCAGCAAAAACACCAGAATGGTACATGAAAGGAGTTAAACATGTCAATTAGTCCAGGCGAATACAATCGTGAAAATGCGATACAAGCTATTAAAGACCATGCAGTTGGTCATATTAAAAAGCATTGTATGAATGTTGAAATCTATTTGAAAAATGCAACCGGTGTCGGTGAGCATCCAGATATATTAGACGCAATAGAAAAAGAATTAGCCGTTATTGCTCAATATCACGACCAGTTAGAAGTAATTAAAGCCTACTTTGAAAAGAAAGACCCATTTAAGAGTGAATAAATTTATTGACCCTAAAAATCCACATACGGTGGGTAAAAGTTTATGGAATCTTGGTAATCATACATTGACCGTAATGTTTGTTACGGCAATTGTATGGGTCATATGGGTGAGTTATCAGTAATGCCAATTTATACTTTTATTAATACAAAGACCGGTAAAGAGTTTGATGATATGATGTCAATTTCAGATATGGAAAATTATCTAGCAAAGAACAAACATATTAAACAAAAGATTACAGGCATAAATATTATAGGTGGTATACAAGGTATAACACACAAAACGGACGGTGGTTGGAAAGAAAATATGTCAAGAATTGCAGAAGCACACCCAACAAGTCCGTTAGCAGATAGATATGGTAAAAAATCTATCAAACAAGTAAAAACAAGAGAAGTATTAAAAAAACATAGAAGCAGGAAAAAGAAATGACAAAAGACATGCCAGATTATATGCGAGGTTTTGACCATGATGATGGCGATTGGGGTTTTACACCTGTTAATAAACCACCTGAAGATGAGAAAGCTGGAGTTGACGCTTCAGTAATAGAGAATTCAAATATAGAAATCGCAAAAGTAAAAAATGATGTATCTTCTATAAAATCTATGATGAATGAAATTATGCAGATAGTGGCTGAGAAAGATACCGTTACAAAAGAACTAACAGACGAACAAACTCAAGCTAAGTTTAAAGATATTGAAAAACTTATATTACCATTTCTATATAATTTAACAAAAAGCGATGAGCCTTATATTCATTGGCCAAACAGAGGTCCTATTATTAAGGCACAAATAGAAAAGTTACTCAAATTAACGAGAGGTTAAAATGCAAGTAAATTACGATAAATGCCTAGAAACAATATTACACCACGAAGGTGGTTATGTGAATCACCCAAAAGACCCAGGTGGTGAAACAAATTTAGGCGTAACTAAAAGAGTATATGAAGAACACGGTGGCACAAAAGATATGAAAGACCTAACGGTTGAAGATGTGGCACCAATATACAAAAAAGGCTATTGGGATAAAATGAAAGGTGATGACCTACCAAGTGGGTTAGACCTTTGCGTTTTTGATTTTGGTGTAAATGCAGGACCAGGTAGAGCTGCCAAGTATTTACAAACAATGATTGGTACAACACCAGATGGTGGTATCGGTCCTATGACATTAAAAGCAGTTGATGAATATGTAAATCAACACGGTTTAGTTACAGCAATTGAAAATTACCAAGACGCCAGACAAGGTTACTATGAGAAGTTAAGTACCTTTGATACTTTTGGTCGTGGTTGGACAAGAAGAGTTGAAGAAACTACACAATTTGCAAAGACTTTAATTAGTTGAAGCGATAAACCTTTTAAAGTTGAGCGTGATAAACTCAACGACATGTATATGTTACACAGGTCAATTTGAAGCTTGACAATATCATGTTTCAATGTTATATTATCAAATGAAGGTGAAAGATTATGAAAAAAACATTTGTACAATTAGACGAAGCTAAGTGGCCTAAAACTAAAGGTCGTAGAATAGATGGTTTTAGGTTTTACGAAATTGAAGGTAAAAACTATCCGTCTATTACAACGGTGTTAGGTGCTAAAAAGAAACCCGGTTTAGAAAAGTGGCGACAATCGGTAGGTGAAGAGGCAGCCAAATGGGAAATGAATAGAGCTGCTCGTAGAGGTAAATCAACACATGATTTAGTTGAACAATATCTCAAAGGTGATACGCCATCAATTCGTGATGTCTTACCATTAGGTCTATTCAGACTATTAAAACCATATCTAGAGTCAATCAATAACATTCACGCTATTGAAAAAATTATGTACTCACACAAATATACAATTGCTGGTCAAGTTGATTGTATAGCAGAGTACAATGGTAAATTATCTGTTATTGATTTCAAGACGGCAAACAAAGAAAGAAATGATGAATGGAATGAAAATTATTATATTCAATGCTCTGCTTATGCAGAAATGTATGAAGAGTTATTTGGTACACGCATAGACCAGATTGTTATTTTAATGGCATCCGAAGACGGTGCTGTTCGTGCTTTTGTAAAAGATAAAAAAGATTATCTTGTCGCTCTTAAAGAAAATATAGAATACTTTTATAAATATTACCAAGAGAAGACAAAAGACAAAGTTAAGTCATAATGGTCTCTTAAAGAAAAGAGGAACCATGAAGAAGATAGCAATTATCGTAGCAATGTTGGTGTGTCTATATGCCAACTTCACTAATGCACAAACATATGAAGGCGACCCTAGATTATATTGGTCTAATGTACCAGTAATTTGTGGAATTACAGATAATGTTAAATTGTATTTGGAGGAACATGATTTTAAAATAGAATCATGGTCAGTTGGTAGACAAGGCGCAGAGCCAGACGGCGAACCAGTTTATGTTGTGAGTTATTTCCTGAATAAGGAAAAAGAACAATCAATAGCTGTAATTACCTCTCCTTCAGGACATGAGTCGTGCATGATGTATAAGAGCTTTGACTTAATTTATCCTGGAGAAGACACATAAAGAGAGCCAAAATACATTGTCTTTCACGAAAATGGGAAAAACGGTTGAAAAGAGCCGCCAAAAAAAGAGAAAGACAAAAGAGTAAAAAAGAATTGCTTGTTGACGATAAATGAAATAGGCAGACTGGACGAGGGTGCAACTCCCTCCACCTCCACCATAACCACTTCTATGAAGCATGGTGGATCCACAGATGAAGTGGTTATGGGGGGTGTGGTAGGAATCGACAGATGTTGAAAGATTTATCAGAGAGTAATAGGTGGCAACCTCTCATGCTAATTAAACGCAAACGATAATAGTTTTGCATTAGCAGCTTAAACTGCTTAGGGTTTTGTGGATTGTACCTCGTAACAGAAACAATCCACGCTTTACTTTCACGCAAGAGTATGATATAAAATAGATATGAATAGCAAAGAATTTAGTTTGATAATTGAGGGTGTGGTGAAAGAAAAGAAACCAATCTCATACATGGACGCAATAGTTTGGTATTGCCAAGAAAATGGCATAGAAATAGAAACTACTGCTCGTCTAATATCAAAACCATTAAAAGAAAAAATACAACTAGAGGCTCAAGAGGCAAATATGTTAAAAATTGAGAAAACGAGTACCTTGCCGGTTTAATTATGTATGGTGGATTTGATGTATTTAAAATATACCTTGCAGTTAAAAATCACTTCACTACTGACTATGATTACCAAAAATATCAAGGTCGTGTTACAGCGAAGTTGGATACCTTTACAAAACGGCATGATAGGTATTTTTTTCATAAGTTATCTAAAAGATATAATGAACGAGAAATTTTGGATTTCTTTGTTAGTAATTTTGCTGTTGATGGCAATAAGTGGATTGGTAATATTTTAAATAATGAAGGTTCTGAAACATATTCCCGATATAGAAAGTATAAAGAAGCTTTTGGATATCATTTTAGGAACGATTGTGTGGCTATTCTTTATGATTTTAACAAGCGTAATATTTCTTTTGATGATGGTTTTCACATACACAACGGCCAACATCCTAGAGTTTTGCGATTACTTATTCAAAAGAAAATTCACATCCAGACCGCCATTGTGTTTGACTCAATTTTATCGTTTAGTAAGGTATGGTCTAAAGAAATTGAAGAAAAAATTGTATGGCCTAAAATCTCACATACGCTTGACAAGTTGAAACCGTTTGTGATATATAATGAAACAGAGGCAAAGTTAATTATGAAAGATGTATTTGTAAATGGTTAAAGAAATTAAAGATAAGTTTGGTAATGTATTTACACCAGGAAAATTGAGTGATAAGATAAAAGCATTAAACTCATCAAGAGTATTTAAAAAAGTAACACCAAAAGGTGACCTATCTTGGTATATAAAATGGTTTTCATCATTAGTAATATTATCAGGTATGGTATTAACATCAGCAAGTATAGAACCTTGGAATATGTGGACACATTTAGTTGGTGTAACAGGTTGGTTAGTTGTAGGTATGTTGTGGCACGATAGAGCATTAATACTTTTAAATAGTGTTGCTATCTTTATTTTTGCAAGTGGCATTTTGAACTTTTATTATGGATAGAATACCAGATAAATTAGAAAGAATAGAAAAGAAGTTAGATAAGTTAGAAGAAAAACTTGACAAACATATAACAGAGATTTGGACGGTATATAAACCTATAAAAGAACTATTGAAGAGGTTGGAAAAATTCAAGTTGTGGTAAAATATTTTGACGAAGAATGGCCTAAAGAAGAAGAGTTATTAAGATTAGGTTTAGAAATGTCAAGAAAAAATAAAGCAGATAGATTTCCTACTGCTGGTGAAAGGTGGCCTAGAGGTGGTGAAGTGATACAAGATAAAAAACCTATGAGAGCATACATGATAGGTAATGGTGAAAGTAGAAAAGGTTTTGACCTATCAAGATTAAGAAACACAGGTAAAATTTTTGGTTGTAACGCTCTTCATAGAGAATTTTTACCAGATGTAATAACAGCAGTTGACCACGGTATTATGCATGAAATATATCATGCTGGTGTGGCACAAAAAATACCATGTTATTTTAGAGATTGGACTAAAGTACCTGCTATGATTTATGATGACATGTTAACTGGTGGTTTAGATAAGTTAGAAGTTGACAAGATAAAAGAATCAGGTAAGTTTATAAAAGAGAATAAAAAGAATGACGCTAAAGAATTTGTAATGCATGGCGCCAATTTAAAAGGTTTAGTAAAGATTAAAAAAGAAACTGGTGAGATAGAACCAACAAATATAAATCACGCAGTATTAAGAGTATCGTGGATACAGCAACCAGACTATTCACACTCACTTACAGATTATATGCCAAATAATAAAGACCATGGTTGGGCTTGTGGTGCAAGTGCTGGTTATATTGCATGTGAAGTATATAAGGCAAAAGAGGTTTATTTAATTGGCCATGATTTATATAGTACGAATGAGAAAGTAAACAATTTATTTGCAGGAACAGAGCATTATGTATCAAAAGATAACTCTCCTACTCCTGCCGTGAACTGGATTAGACAATGGAAGGCTATGTTTGATGGTTTCCAAGATGTATCATTCTATAAAGTTAACAGATTTAATGATGGCCGTGACCAAGTCAATGGTCGGATTAAAGAGTGGGAAGGCACTAAAAATTTATTTTATATTGACTATTCCACGCTTGACAATATACTCTAATTGATGTATATTGTATCTAATATGCGTAACAAATATAATATTGCAAGATTATATTTCCTTCTGGCTGAATACTACTTTAGCGGGTATAAGGCATGGGCAAGGAGGGTTATGGCCGAATGGCTGAAGACACCTTGTTTAGTTGTGATTAGGGACTCATCTTTATCAAGAATGGGACGCTACTTGAAAGCTTGTGGGTAAATCCATGAATCCCACGAAGGACGCATATTGTTTATTAACGATTAACAAAGAAAATTATAAAGTATGAAAAGAGATTTACAAATACCAAAAGTAACTTTTAGAGTTAGAGTTGGTGATGAGGTTGAAACAGATGGTGGTTGTGCTATAGGTGGTCAATGGTTGAATAAAACTACAGATGATTACTTCAAGGGTAAAAGAGTTGTATTATTCAGTTTGCCTGGTGCATTTACACCTACTTGTTCATCTCAACAATTACCTGGATTTGAAGAAGAATATGGCCAAATAAAATTATTAGGTATAGATGAAGTTTATTGTGTATCAGTAAATGATTCTTATGTAATGAATGCTTGGGCAGAACATATGAAAATACAAAGTGTCAAGATGATACCTGATGGTTCTGGTAATTTTACAAGATTTATGGGAATGCTAATTGGTAAAAATCATTTAGGTTTCGGTAATAGGAGTTGGAGATATATGGCAGTTATTAATGATGGCAAAATTGAGAAATGGTTTCAAGAACCAGGTATCAATAATGAAGGCATTGATGATGACCCATACTTTGAAACAACACCGAAAAATATGATAGATTATTTACGAAATGCTAAGTAAAACTATTATAAATAATAATGAAGGCGATAATATAGCCTACACAAATACAACGAATATGTTTAATATAGGAGAATACATATGGATTTTGAAAGTCTAAAACAAAGTCAAAGTAACTTTGACGCAATCACAAAAGCTCTGGAAACAAAACTAACTCCAGAGGACCAATCAAACAAAAACAAATATCAAGATGACAGGTTGTGGAAACCTGAACTAGATAAAACTGGAAATGGTTATGCCATTATCAGATTTTTACCAGCGTCTAATCAAGAAGATATGCCGTGGCAAAGAGTGTGGTCACATGCATTTCAAGACAAAGGTGGTTGGTATATTGAAAACTCTCTAACAACACTAAATCAAAAAGACCCGGTGTCGGAAGAGAATACTAGATTATGGAATACTGGTGTTGATAGTGATAAAGAAATTGCTCGTAAGAGAAAAAGAAAATTATCATACTATTCTAATATCCTCGTAGTATCAGACCCTAAACATCCAGAAAACGAAGGTAAAGTTTTCTTGTTTAAGTTTGGTAAAAAAATCTTTGATAAGATTACAGAGGCTATGCAACCAGCATTTGATGATGAGAAGCCAATTAACCCATTTGATTTTTGGAAAGGTGCAAACTTTAAACTGAAAATCAGAAAAGTAGATGGTTATTGGAACTATGACAAATCTGAATTTGAGGGTGTATCGCAGATTAAAGAGTCAGATGACCAAATCAAAGCGATATGGGAAAAACAATACCCTCTAAAAGCATTTGTGGACCCTAGTAACTTTAAGACCTATGACGAACTCAAAGAGAAACTGAATAGGGTACTTACTGGTTCACGAATTACGGAGACCGTAGATAATGTTGACCTCCCACCACAGGAATCTACAACTTCCGTACAAATGCCTGAAGTAAATGAATCTAAGCCTGCTAGTGATGAGGATGATACCCTCGACTATTTTAGTAAATTAGCAAGCGAAGATTAATCCTTTCTCTCTCTTTACTCAGCATTTTAACCCTTAGCGAGAAATCGCTAAGGGTTTTCTTATAAATAGTGGTATGGCAGTTGACATATTTAATCCACTAAAAGACTTACAAGGTAACAAATTAAAAGGTGCCAATTGGTACCGTAATGCTGTATCTCTAATTACAGATAAATCTACACCAAGTCAATTATTTAAATCAGGTAAACTATTAGGTAGACCAAGTGCAGGCCGTATGGCAATGTTCTTTTATGACCCTAAAACAAAAGCAAGATTACCTTATTATGACACATTCCCATTAGCATTGCCATTAGAACCAATTAAAGGTGGTTTTCTAGGTCTAAACTTTCACTATTTACCATATGGTGCAAGATTTAAACTATTACAAGATATACAAACATACGCTAGTAACGGAAAGTTTGATAAATCAACAAAAATTCAAGCTGATTATAGCTCATTAAAGGGTAATAAATACTTAAAACCAACTATAAAAAAATATTTGTATAGTCAAGTAAGAAGTAATTTTTTAAGAATAGATGTTGACGAGATGGCATTAGCATGTTATTTACCAGTTGCACAATTTAAAGGCAGTACACTTGGTAGAGTTTTCGCAGCTGCAAGGAGAGTAATTTAATGGCAATATTAAGAGGCGGTAGAAGAATAGGAAACTTTGACTTTAGATTAGGTTTACCTAGAGATAAGTCA